TTGTCATACCATCATCTTAACTTTGAAGATCGTACTGCATTAATGCTTGAGTCAAGAAAAGAAGGCTTTTCAGCCAGAAAATTTGCTGAACTCATTAAAAGACATCCTAGTACGATCTATCGTGAGCTTAAAAGAAATAGCATCAATGACGTTTATCAAGCTCGATATGCTTCTGATAACACCTTCGCTAGACGTAGACGTGGTCACAGAAAACTCAAAATCGATTCAATCCTCTGGAAATTTATTGTTGAAGCGATCCGTTGTTTATGGTCTCCTCAGCAAATAGCAAAGCGTTTAAAGACATTTCCTGATTTGGATCAAACAATGAATGTAAGCCATACAACGATTTATTCAACGATACGAGCATTACCAAAGGGTGAGTTGAAAAAAGACTTATTATCCTGTCTGCGTCATGAAAATAAAAAGCGAAAAGCTAACGGTGAACCTAAAAAAGATTCTATATTACAGGATATTAAAACTATTCATGAGCGCCCAGCCGAAGTTCAAGAAAGAAAAATACCGGGTCATTGGGAAGCTGATTTAATTAAAGGTAAAGACAATAAAAGTTCGATAGCAACACTTATTGAACGAAATACACGGCTCTGTATCTTGGCAACATTACCTGATGCAAAGGCAGAATCAGTGCGCAAGGCTTTAACTGAAGCTCTGAAATATTTACCTGCAGAACTGCGTAAAACGTTGACCTATGACCGTGGACGCGAGATGTCAGAACATAAAATACTCGAAGAAGATTTAGGCATAGATGTATATTTCTGTGACCCACATTCACCTTGGCAAAAAGGCACATGCGAAAATATGAATGGTTTAATTAGGCAATATTTACCTAAAGGGATTGATTTAAATCAGGCAGATCAGCATTATTTAAATCAAGTTGCCATGTCACTGAATACTCGTCCTAGAAAGGCGTTAGATTGGCTTACACCATTAGAGAAATTTGCTCAGCTTGTTGATTATCATATGGCTTTTGAAACTGTCGCACCTCATGTTTGAATTCGCCCATCATCACCAAAATTAAGATTGGTCGAGCCATCAGTCAGATGTTCAAAATTCAGAATGATGTTGTGGCTATCAGTATTATCAGGCTTAAAGTTTGAGTTTAGGTTGTGTGCATCAACGGTGCCGAGCTTATTTTTAAAATCCACATGAGCACCCTTTTAAATTAAGGTCTGAGTTTTATTGATGTGACTGACAACGTACCGCCGAGCGCGAGATTGGTGTTAGCAAGACTAATATCCGTGCCCACTGTTAGATCGGCAGCGACATCACCAGCACCATTATAAATACGCGCCCACGTTGCAGTGCCTGCTTTAATAACAGTGCCTGTATCGGTCGGATGAAACTCCACATAAGTAGCAGTGTTTTCTTTGATACATGGCTCAGGAAAAGTCAGAGCCACTAGGGCGTTATTTGAATTCGCTGCAACCACAGGACTAGCAGGCTGCACACCTTCATAAAAAACAACGGTAGCACTTTGGCTACCGCTATCCATAAAGTTTGAAAAGGCTTGGATCATGGCAAGCCGGGCATTGACTGAAGTTTTACTCATTTCGGCACCACGTTATCTTGTATGACTGCGTTAAATTGCTGCTTACGATCAAACGCCACGACATAGGTTTTTAAGTCAGCATTAAGCCCCAGAAACTGATAATCACCGTTCTGATTGGGTCTGCGAACAGCAATTGGTTGCAAATTAGCCTTGTTATAAAGCACCACAGTAGCATCTTGATATTGCACACCAAGCTTTTTAACTGAGCCTTGGATTTTAGTAATCACACTGCCTGCCACATTTTGCATGTAACTTGATGAGGGCATTATTTTCCAAGAAACAGGCTTCATTTAAGCTCTCCCAGATAATACGCGCTAGACCCATTGCCACTCCCCGATGTGCTTGTTTGCAAAGTGTCTAATACGTACATAGAGCTCTCAGCTAGTCGTGGGGTTGTTTCGTTTACAGTCTCCGATTTAGCATTGTAAGCGATATGTTTAAATGTGCCTCGCAAGTAGTTATTATCATCTTTCAGTGGGATGCTTATGCACGGCATAATACCTGCGCTCGCAAAGCCTGAGATCCCCGACTGATAGTTTGGCATTACTGGCAAGGCGGAAACGTGCGCGCTGATCGGTGATGCGGGCGTGTATTTAGTTACAAACACGCGAGACGTATTATCCGACAAACCAAAGGCAAATCCACCCCTCAAATTGGTAGAATCGTGCCCGTCAGATGCCCTTCGAAGTGCCAAGGTTGTAGCTAAAAACCACGATGGTACTACGCCTGAGTCCAAGCTTGAGTCAAATAAACCACAACCGTATGTAAACTTCGAGGTGCGTGTTGTGGGGTGAGGTGCAATATTTAAATAAAACGCATCACTATCTCCGCAAAGCGTAAATCCTCGATTGCCGCCCAGCGTACCGTTGGTGGCATTGATATTGTAGTCAGGGCTTGCATTCCAAGCCCAATGCCAAAGAGACCATCCACGTTGCACATTTGTCCCTGTGCCTATGATCTTCCAATTTTTAGCAGGGTCGGCAGGGTCGAAAGGTAATTGTAAAACGTCAGGATTCTCAAAGTCATCTATGTGATCTATGTGCTCCAAAAGTCCGACCATAGCAGACTTAATGTATGTACTTGTATATGATCCTGCATCACTCGAGAGTGACTCATCAACACGAATAAACGGATGCTGCGCGGTTGGATTTTTGGCACGATAAACCCGCTTTACATCATTTGTATCGCGAAAAACAATCTCATAACCCAATGATGCTAATTTCCCTGAACCAACCGTTGTGATATTTGTTTCAGTAATTGCAGTATGTGGTTTTAAGATCAGCTCTGTTGCACTTAGCACGCCCTTAATGCGATATTTTTGATTTAATGAGGCGGGTGCAAAACTTGCTAGCTCAACCACCTGAAACAGCATGGCTTTGTGGTCTGAATATAAGGTTATATGTACATCACCCTGCTCATTAATCGATGCCGCTGTGATTTGGGTGAAATCAATGCCCGTCACCAAAGCTTTGTCGAGCATACGAATCAAGTCCCCCCAATTATTACCCAGGGTTAAGCCATTTAAATGACTAAAAAACTGCACATCTACATCTGTTGCCATTTTATTTGATCCATAAAAAAGACCGCTTAAAGCGGCCATATTTGACTTAAATTCTAAACAACGCGGTCAATGTCACCACGTAGCATGATCTGGAACTGGTCTGACAGCACAGCTGGTTCCGATTGCTTTACAGTGCGAATTACCCAGACCGGAAAGTTTGCAGCCACGGTATTGAAGCGCAGGACATTGCCATTGGCCCAACCCGCGCCCCAACCCTCTTTCTTGATGATGAAATACGGCACGCCAGTGACCGGGTTAATTGGTGCATAATCCGCATTAGTGGTACCAGTACCAATTTGCCCTGAATACTCACCAATACATCGAAAAGATTGATCTCCAGTAAAAATCAGTGCCCAGCGTTCCTGGATCGTACCCTTATTGGTGACCTGAAGTGGATACAGCGAGTCGTTGTAGTTTGCTAAAATGCCGGCACCCGTTGGCTCATCAACCCATACATTACTCCATGAGCCTTGTACAAACTTGCGGGTGTAACGCGCCTGCATATCACCAATGACCAATGCAGATCCAACAATGGTATCTACTGCATCATAGTTATGGGTTAAAGGTTTGGTAAAAGTCAGCTGACCATTAATCTGAACATCACGGATCAGCCCCATATCCTGATAGCGGTATTTCACTGTTAGTGGTGCAACCAGATTACCTAGCACAAAGTCACCACCCAATGTCACGCGGCCATAATCATAATCAACCGTGTATAAATCGAAAGCGACTTTCGTTCCATTGGCATCTTCAAGTTCTGTCCATGAAATACGCTGATCATTCAGATCGTATGTGGTACCTGCAATTGCACTGGGCAGCTCTTGTGCTTTGCTTGAGCTGACAATCCCGATGCCACCTACACGGAAGATCGGCACCCGACCATCAATCGGTAAACGAGTAGCTGATAAACCTAGAATTTCAGAATCTAGCGGAATGTAGGTATAAGCCACAGCGTTATAGCGTACTGATGAGGCATCTACCCAGACTGGAACGTTAATATAACGGCCATCCAGCTCATCATATTCAAGCAGTGGATCATACCAGTCATTCGCTTCAATCTCTGCCCTATTAACTTCAGTGATTTTGGTTTTGGTATAGAAGTAAATCGTGACAAAACCATTTTCCCAATTGACCTGACCATGCGCCCGGCTGGTTTCAATCGCGCCGTTTTCATCAGCGGTTAATGTGAGCTGGCCAAATTCAATGGTGCCCACTACCACAGTTAAGGATTGTGGACGAATCGGCATGATCGGTGTTCTAAAGCTGATTTTATTGACTGGCAATAGATCGGTTGTGGTAGTTAAGGATTCCAGAGTAATCGTGTTATCTGCATTCGGTGTCCAGGAGTCAATTTCAACAATGCCGGTGCCGTATTGAATCACACCAGATTGAATCCCGCTGTTATTCGCTGGATTCATATTGCGATAAAGCAAGCCAGTGCGATCCAGAAAGGTGTCCGCGCCAACTTTAAATCGGGCTGAGCCTGTAAGGATTTGCTCATCAAAGCCGGAAGATAAATCTAGCTTGAGTTTATCTGCTGTTACGGTATGAGTTGCCGAATTTGAACCTGATGTATCGCGGTATTTCACCCGAACATCAACAGCATTAAAGGCTTTGAGTTCAACCTGTTCGCCCTGAATTTTGGATGTTTGTGGAGAATAAAAGGACATATTTCCTCGCTATGCTGCTGCATACGTTGCCGACATCATTGGGAAGTACTCTTTTCTGAATACCTGTTGATATGCATCTGGTGTCACTTTGACTGCGCCAGTGGCATAGGTAATGCTGCCCTGTACCTGACCGCGCGAGTTGACCAGATTGCCAATCGTTGAATTTACCGGCACATCAAACAGGTTGACCGTACCGGTTATCTTTCCATCAATACTCTGCACAGGTACTTCCAGATATACGCTATTTGGCTGAATCGCTGCTCCGGTACCAATGTTAAAGACTAGTTTTTGGTTGGCATCTGGAGCAATATCCATTTTGGTCTGCTCAAGTGATGATCCGTAGTTGTAGATCACGGAGAAAGCTGTTCCTTTTTGAGGTAGCTTGCTTGGGATGATCTTTCCAACTCCGGTGGCATAGTTGATTTCACCAGTGGCATCACCGGTAAATTTACCCTGAGCATTGGAGGTCGCAGTTTTCGCTTCACCTTCAAGCATCCAGTTAATGGTGATGCCCGGCAAGACACCAGGTCGACCTAAATCGAAATCAAAGGCAGCTTTGTCTACATTCAGATTTGACCGTACGAAGGTAACAATTGGTGTTCCCCAGTTCAGTAGAATTGGTGTGTCTACATCCGGCAGTGCACCAGTGGTTAATAGCCACGAGCCTGTTTCATAGTTGATCATGCCTGAACCAAATGAAGGGCTGGCAGCCTTAAGCTGTCCTGATCCATCATCCTGCAATGTATAGAACTTACCCTGACTCATATACGAGATTGACAAAGCCCCAGGTGCTGGAATCGGAATTAAAACTCCAGTCCAGTTGGTGCTCTGGTTATTCTGAGTCACTGGAATTGCGTGACTCTGGTAATACTGATTTGGTGCAGCTGCTGGCTTAAACGTAATATTCAAGCTTACAGTGCCAGCTGGTGCTGCTGCAGTCCATTGGATTAAGCCGCGCTGGTAGTCAATTGTGCCGACCTGGGTGCCTTGAGCGTTCTTAAGCAATCCGCCTTGGCCTGTGATCTGCTGACCTTGTAAAGTGAAGGATATACTCGACGGAATCACGGCTGAGCCAATGTAAAGATTCTGACTCACACCAATCACCATATTCGGGTAATTGACCGTGATGGTACCTTCATTACCCGCCACCAGTACCACGCTTTCACCTGCAGCATTCACATCAATAATCGGGGTTTCAGTCTGAGCAGATGGAATGAGTTGAGCAAAGATGCTTTTAGCATTGACTGTGAACTCACCCACATTCGCATCGGATGCCAATGCGGTGGATGAGTAGTACAGACCGGTATCCGCAACAATAGTATCGCGGATAATGGTTTTTGATGGATTGCCTGCATACCACTGACGCGCTGACAAGCCCACAAAATCAATTTCCAAAGCATCATTGAGTGAGTAGGTGGCAATCTTGTATTCCACGTTTTTGCCATCCACCACCATAATGGCAGTACGAGTTTCAACTTTGGTAATACGAACGAACTGCTCATGCTCTAAAGCTTTGCCTTCATCACTGATCAGAACAATGGTATCCCCGACCGAGCTTTCGGTTTCTTGCGGAAACATGGTCACCTGAAGTGAAGACATGCCTTTCCAGTGCGTATCCAACGGCGTACCGGCAATCTGACCACCTTTGGCCAGATAATTTTCTACCCGGTTCTGGGCAGACTGGCGTTCATCGGTCCAGTTCTTGGTACTGAAAAGTAATGCCGATACGTTTGGGTCTTCTGGTAGCTCAGATACAAAGACTGTTGCACCCATTAATAAATCAGTATCTTCAGTCGTGACTGCTGGAAAGATTTTACGCATAGACACATCACCCATGGTGCGATCCATTTCCGATACATCATTGAACAGGTTATTGCTGATCCCATCCTGCACCACGACACCAGAATATTTACCACCACCATCAGAGTTATCGGTCAAGCGTTCAGACTTGTAAATTACTAAATCCTTGGTTTCAATCGCCATCGTCTAACTCCGTAAAGCGTAAGGTCACATTAAAATAATCATCCAGTGATACCGCTGGAATTCCTTTTACCGGCGCAGCTTCTAAAGCCCCATCCTGGTGGTTAAATTTGACGGTGAATTGTCGGTTGTCATGCGGTTGCTCAAACTGCAGTCTGAAATTCTCACCTTGCAGCTTGGACCATTCCAAAACAGTCCGCAGTTCACGTAGCTTGATCCAGCCCATTTCCTGATCTGCTGGCTGTAAGGTAATTGGTCGGCCCGACTTCTTTTTTCCTTCCTGAATGATCAGGGAGCCATCCATGGCATAGGCTTGATTCTGCTCAATGGCCTTCCATGAGAATTCATCAGGCCATAAAAAACCGTCCTCTAATGGGACGGTTTCTGATGTGCTTAAGCGGATTAATTTCATGTTGATCTCGCCTGTATTTTTAATTGATTCACAAGTTCATTCATTAAAGATTCCTGTCCTGCTGGCCCGCTAAATTTCATCTGCTTGCCATTGAAGTCAAAATTATAGGTAACCTCTTTGCTTGGCTGGCTCGTATCTCTAACTGATGGTGCAGAAGGAATCGACGGCGCGTAATTATTCAAGCTGCTAGAACTATTCTTACCAACATATTGGCTCAGTTTCTCAATCTGCTCGAGTACATACATGCCGTTACCCATAGCTTTTTGATTGTCGTAAGCAGATACCCCATAATTTTTCTTCATCCATTCGTTGGATGCAGATTTGTAGTAACCACCTGCGACTGGTTCAGCAGCCTTAAATAGCTCCTTAGCCTTTTGCTTAGCATCACCTTCATACCCAATATCTTTTAATTTCTGTTCAATTTCTTCAACAGAAAGTCCATATTTTGCGGTTTTTCCAGTCTTTGATGCTTCTATTTTGCCTTGAGTTGCTTTAAGTGCATCCGCCCAGGCTTCGGTAGAGGATTTAGCTTCTTCCCTTGCGATCTGACCTGCGTGACGGTATCCATCACCAATGCCACGTGCGGAATCCTTAACGCGGTCATTGGATTTGGTCCAATCATCCATGGTTTTGACAACAGCCTTTCCAGTATCATCAATCTGCACTTCTAGATTACGCCCGGCATTCATTGCATTTACCGCTGCAATTCTTCCTGCGTCACCGGATGCAGCCGCAGACTGAGCAGCTTTTTCATAGGCCTTTTGAATGCCTTCAGCTGTGGCCTTGCCACTATCCCGAATCGTGATGTAATCCATTAAGGCCTGTTGAGCGGAAAGCTTTAACTGCTCTTTGGTCTGAATACCAAGACGCTTAAACGCTTCAGTAACCGGGTCAATATCATCAGGTAACTCTTGAGCTTGCAGCTTGATCGCAATTAAACCTTGCTCAACCTGAGATGTTGAAATCTGACCTTGGGTACCAAACTCCTGAAGTTTAGCTTTGGCATAGTCAATTTCAGCTTGGCTTTTAGCCTTGCTAAGCCACTCCTCCCATGCTTGGTAAAGCACATCACCAGCCTGTTTTCCTGTATACCCTGCCTCACCTAACTTTGTCTTGAGTCCATCCAGTTCATTCCCTGAACTAGAAAATGACTTGGAGACCCTGTTTAGCGAAACATCAAGATCCACACCAAATAGCCTGGCAGCTGCAGATGCTCTTGAATAAGCCGTTTCTGCCACTTGGCCAGATCCGGTATTAGCCTTATTTAATTCAGCAATCCGTAAATCACGGTTATTGGCCAACTCTGCTTCTTTAGCATTGATGGCGGTAATGGATGCCTGAGCAGAAGCTAAAGCATTTAAATCACCAGACTTTTTGGCTTGTTCAATCTGTTGCTCCAAGAGCGCACGTTCAGCTGCAGCCTGTTTCTGATAAGCCAGATATTCCTCATCGGCTTTCTTAACATTTTCCTTGGCCAGCCTTAGAGCTTCTTCTTTTTTGGCAGCGCTTTCAGCAGCCTGTTCTGCACTCTGACTTGCCTGGACACTAACCTTGCCAGCCTCATCGATGGTGACGATATAGCCCTTGGTTAATAGATCGGCCTGCATCACGCCATCCATGACACCGCCATTGGCTTTGATAGCTGCTTCAGCGGTGGCCTGAGCGGAAGCCAGCATATCCCTATCTAATGCGGCCTTATTGGTTGCATGCTCCTTTTCACGACTCTCGAGCTCATTAGATTTCTGGATAATTGCATCAATGGTTGACTGATTGCCATCCTTGCGAGCTTGGTTTAACTGCGCATCGATGGCCGCACGTTCTGCTGCCAAATCTTTAGACTTTTGGGTAAATTCTTGATTCTGCTTTGCTAGTTCTGCAAAGGTGGCATTGTTGCTCTGCAGGGATTCTTGGTTTTTCTGATCTTGGGTCTTTCCAATGTCTTCAATAGCAGCAATACCTGCAGATTTAAAGCCCATTGCACCAGCAGTTGCACGGTCATAATAATCCTGTGCTTTCTTGGCCATTGCATCCATATCTGCAATAGCCTGATCCTTGGCATCACCCCATTTGAAATTGGCTTTAAACCCTATCCATGCAGCACCAACATCATAAAACACGCCAGCAAGCAGGTTGGCAACTATACTAATTGCTTCAAAACCATCACCAATGAATCCAAATACTACATTGAGAGCCTGCAAGGCTTTGGTGAAGCCATTAGTCTTATCTGTTGCTGTATCTATGCCGCTTTCAAAATTAAATATTGCTCCAAGCAACGTATTAAGCTGGTCTACGGCGATTCCAATTCCATTGCCTAAAGAACCAGCCATGGACTGAATAGTCTCGTAGGTAGTGCTTAATGCCTCTTTAAGTGCATCAATTGTGGCTGGATCGATTTTTTTAAGCTGATCCCCTACCCAGATAAAGCCTTCACCAATATCTTCGAGTATGGTCTCTATCACATCCATATTGTCAGCAAGAGTAACCAGCCATTGCGCCACAGTTGCAGATGCGCCGTTTGCTTGGTCCATCGTGCCAATCAGAATCTGCCATTGTGTAGCGATTCTCTGTAGGGCATTGCCAATGGTGGTTGGGAACTTAGCATAATCAGCTTCAATTGCAGCGGATTGGCTTTGTAGTGCCTTGATGACCTTCTCGGCTGACAGTTCGCCGTTTTCAGCCATCTTACGCAGTTCACCGGTAGTCACACCCAAAGACTGGGCCAATGCTTTTGAGATGCCTGGAGCCTGCTCCATGATGGAGTTGAATTCATCACCACGGAGTACGCCAGATTGTAATGCTTGCGTGAATTGGGTTATTGCTGCATCAGCTGCAGCTGCCGATCCACCACCAGTCTGAATGGCCATATTAATTGTTTTGACCAGATCAAGACTTTGCTGTTGGGTCATCCCCATCTGCTTACCGGTATCATTCACTTTCGTAAATAGACCCGCGGTGGCATCCAGACTTGAGTTGGTCATCAACGCAACTTGGTGCACCCCCGCCATAGCTTGGGTAAAGTTTCCACCATCACTGGTTGCGATGTTGATTCGAGCTGAAAGGTTGGTATAGGAATCCGCGGCCTCTGCTAATTCACGAAGGCCCAAACCAATACCAATACCGCCCATAACCCCAATAAGGGCGGTAAATCCAGTTTTTAGTACCCCTATTCCCTTCTGCGCCGTCTGAGCAGCTGTATCCGTTTCTTTTAGACTTGTATTGGCTTTGCCCACTTCTGCCTGGAATCCATCAAAAGCCTGATCTGCTTGCTGTACTTCTTTTTCTAGTTGATCAACCTGGACCTGTGCTTTTTCAATATCTGCAGGTGAAGCTTTAGTTTTTGAAAACGCTTCAAGGTTTTGCTTGGCTTGAGCTAAATCTCCTTTAAGTTGGCCTAAAGCTTTTTCGGTTCTATTGCCAAAATCAGTAAAATTCCCTGCTGTAGATTTTGCATTGTCACCAGCATCTTTAATAATGCCTGTAGCAGCATTTAGAGACTGAGAAAGCTTATCCGCCAACTCACTAGTGCCTTTAGGGATGATATTACCCATTTCCTTTGAGGCATCGGTGGTTGCTTGTTTTAATCGATCAGACTCTTGCTTAATTGTGTTGAATACTGATTTAACTGTATCTTCAGACTGCTTGATATTGCCAACAAAACCTTTAGTGTCGGCATCCATGACTAATTTGAATGTTAAATTTTTACCAGACATGCTGACCTCTAAATTTAGGCAATAAAAAACCCGCCTAAGCGGGTATAGGTTAGGTATTAAAAAAGCACCCTAAGGTGCTTTTGATTTACGATACTTTTTTATCAGCATCATCTAATTCATCGAGAAAATTATTTACTTGCTGTCTGAATTCCATTGGTCGTGAAATATATGGAATTGGTGCATGTGAGCCACCCACCCCTTTAACTACAATAGACCCAAAATTAAGAATTCGCCCCAAGATGCCTTGATCAACACCTAAACTTTCAACACGATTTACTTTTAATTCAATTGTATTTCTTCGAATTAATCCAGACTTAGCAATGATACGCCTATTTGTTAGAGCTAGCTCTGTTGTTAGAACATGTATAGCAGCTATCCCAATTAAAATTAGTCCGATAAACAAAGAAACTCCGCTCTTTGATCCCAGCGCAGATAAAATAAATAGCCCCCCGAACAACAAATACCAGAATTGAGATAACCATGTCACTTGTGCTTTGATAATAATTTTTTCATCTCTAGCCAAGTTCTCTTCAATATAACTTCCCATATGACCCCTTATAAGTATTGATTTAATATGGCCATACTACTGTTTGCTTATTTCTTTATCAATCAGAAACCATTTCTCTCTTAAACGATTCAAAGCCTTTCTTATCGGACTGAGCTACACGTGCTGCAACGGCGTTATTGAAGATTCCCTGCTTATACAGCTTATTTGCAGCCTTAACGTAGCTCTGGAATGCACCGTAGGTCATTTCCATGATTTCACTATGTTGATGGCCCATTGACACCAGAAACTGGAATGAATCAAACCAGGTGGAGTCATCTTTCTTTTTAATACCGCGTTCTGGCTTTTCGTATTTGAAATAGGCCTGATTGACCAGAAGCACTGCTTTAAGCAGATCTTTAAATCCCTGTTCATCAGCAGCAAGTTCCACTAGTGATTCATTGTCCAGATCAGTAACGCATGCCATGGTCGAAATGACTTGCATAACATGAGCTTTGAATAACTCTGTCAAAATCTCATCTGAATGATCTTGGTCTTTAATGAAGTTCTTTAACGGCTCAGCATGCATTGCCCAGGTATCGAAGTCTTTCATCTGGATCTGGCGTACTTCGATGTCATTCACTCTGACACTGCGATTCGTTGCTAGGAAAAAATCATTCATGATGGAATCTCGAATTAAATGTCAGGCATTAAAAAACCACTCTAAAGAGTGGCCTTTAAAAACGAAACCTAAGTATAAAAGGTTACAAGAATTTTTGATTATCTCTCTACTGGCAGATCAACAAGACACCTTCCAAGCCAATTCGAATTGCTCTTGCCCCGTCCAACCCTCTATAAGAATTATATTCTTCTCTACCATCACAAACCGCTTGAAAGGACTATATTGATTATTATCTTCCATATAACTCAGTTCTCCACAATCTCTAAATTGATTACGGAATTTGACTGATTTAGTATTAGGTAGGAACTTTAGGGTATTTTCTCTAACAGCCTTGAGATTGGCTTTTTCTAAAGCTTGAGGATCTTTTTGATTTTCAAAATCAGCCGATGAGTTACATCCAACTAGAATCAATATGAAAAAAATTAACAACAAAATCTTCATAAGGTCTCCAAAATTAGAGCAACCTTACTTTATTATTTTCTCAACACAAGTATTTTTATATAAGTAGTTTTGTAAGTTTTTTTATAAAATTTTCCTATAGATAGAACTTTTCAATAATATAGTTATATATCATTTAAAAAAATTTGAAGTGATAATTGAATGATTGGCATATACCATATACCAATAAAGTTAAAAGAGAACCTAATAAAATTAATATAATTAGTTCAAGCTTAGACAATTCAAATTCCATTCAACATGTTGATGTCTAAACCTTAAACTTATTAAAAGCCAAGCTCAATAACAAAAAGATACAAAATGTAACTATTCATATAAATCATCAAATCAATTATTATTAAATCAAAACACAGGCACAAAAAAAGACGCTAATGCGCCGTGGAGTTCTTTGTGCCTGTATGGAGTTAGGCTGCTGCCGGAATCGTCACAACATGGCCATATAAGCCTAATGCCGGATCTGCTTGCTTCGTTACATCGGATAAAGCCTGACCAGAGATTTCATACTGACCAAGTTCTTCATGAATCAGCGGGAAAGTGGTTTCTGGTGACTTCTTGGTTCGCCATAAACGTACAGCCATATGCTTACCATTCGCGGTATTGATGCCCTTGAAGAAAAGCTCATACTCTTTTTCAAAGTCGGATGCCAGAGTGGTGTTAGTCACTGCTCCAGTGGTGTAAGTGGCTAAGATCGGCATAGTCAGATTTGATACATCATGGAAAACCACAGTACCAAATACAGCATCCAGTGTATAATTCTCTGGATCAACAGTCTTAGCTGTGCCAGTGGTTGAATCCTTGAATGAAACCGTTTTCAGATTATAACCATCCAGTTTGATTTCTTTACCAGCCACCACAGTACCCAGTGATACATCTGTCGCTGTAGTGGTCGCTACGGCGTGATTCATACCAGACAGGATGTATTGAAGGTTTTCTGGATCGGTTTCCTCCAGCGTTCCCGTGAAATTCACTGATGTTGCGTTGATCATGGTGAAGTCAGTAGTACGCTGACCAGATGTTGATTCTTTATGTTCAACGACATCAGCACCTATTTCCAATTCAAAGTCTGGCACGTTACCCAGGTGACGCATTGCACCAGCAACACCATTCACAAGTTCTGACAGGTAAAACTTACCTTGCAGCGAAATATATTCTTTAGCCATTACTTTTCATCCCCTGTAGTTTTCTTGGCTGGAGCAGCTTTAGGTTCAGGTAGTTCCTGAATGACACCATCTGCCAGTAATTTTTTGATTTGTGCATCACTCAGCCCACCGACCACATCGCCCTTTTGAAAGCGGCCGACAGGCTGAGTTGCCTTGTATTGTTTTGCCATGACTGGCTCCTAAATGAATTTTTGTGATTCAAAAATAATCGTGATGTATGCAAAGCCAGGACTGTAGCCATCTCGAACTGAAATAAATTCCAGCGCCGTACGTGATGTCTGAGGCTGCCAGCCTGAAAGCAACTGAATTACTTTCTCTGTCAATAGTCCTGCTTCATCACTTACCGCCCGACCATCAGTCATCTGAGATTGAGCATTGCGACATGCCACCGTGACCGCCCATTGCTGACCGATCTGATTAACACTTCCACGACCTGCACTGGCTTTTTTATCAATACGGACAAAATTGACATGTGCTGACGGCGTGACCTGCGACATCTCTGTCACACTGACTGAATTCAATGGCGTATAGATCTTTAGAAATTCTGGAATCTCTTTCAGTTTTTCTGCAATCTCATCACGTACCGCGAAGAAGGTGCTCATCTATAAAACTCCCGACAATATCCAAAATCATGACCTCATCTTCAGCACTAATGCCGAGCTGGGTCCGTGGTGGAAGAATGGATTGCTTAACTTTCCGATATTGCCCACCTACCGCAAAAGTAATGTATTGGCCATTCTTAGGTAGGATTGTTGCGCCGTAATGCAGATGTGGCGCGTACGCAACATCTGTACCCACCTCCACACCATTTGAAAGAACATTGTGTGTGTAGGAATTCATCAGGCGGCCAGTATCTCGAAGCGTTTCACCACCCTGCATACGTGCACGCCATGAAATCTTCCACGGGTTCCCATTCACACCAGTACCCGTTAAGAATCGATGCTGCACACTATCTACAAGTCCAGCACCAATCTCATCAAATAACTGAGCCTTTAATGAGTCAAAGCTACCTAATTGCTTAAGCACTGCTTCAATAGGTGAACTGTCAGCTTGAATGGTTATTGCGAAAGCCATAAACACCTCACTTCATGCTTGGCATTTGATCCAGGATAGAATCTCCAAATACGCCACCGGTATATGAAGTGCCGACTGGCGCCGTCGAAGGTCGTCCTTTGGGTTGGTCATCCACGATCTGGTTTGTTTCAGGCAATTGGATTTGCAAATGCGCTTTGTTATCAGCCACACGCTTTAAGAATGCAATTGCATCCTCATAGCGCTGCCGCACTTCCTCAGTGGGTTGCTGAAAGTAAAGACGATAGCGTGCGATGTCACACGCCATACGCTTCAAATTACTCGGCACATTAGACAGCGGCAAAGGATAACGGCCACCGATATGACCATTGATTTCCTCTGTTGCGTCCTGAATCGCATCCTGAATAGATGATTGAGAAGGAAGCATTGTTTTCAAACCTTCAATCTCATCACCAAATCGTGCGACCAAATCTGATTCAGTCGCGTACATAGATCACCTACTTGGTTTCGTCGGCAGGCTTAGCATCTGCTTTAGGTTTTGTAGCAGGTTTTGCCTTTTCAAGCTCAGCCACCTTGGCCTTCAGAGCAGCAACCTCTTGATCAGCCTTCGCTTTCGCAGCTTCAAGATCAGTATTGGCTTTCGTCAGCTCAGCATTAGCCTTTTCAAGCTCAGCCAGGCGAGCAGCTGTATTGTCTGCCTTGGGCGCTTCCGGTTCTTGATATTCTTCAATAGCTCCAGATGCTAAAAGGGCCTGAAGTTGTTTAGCTTCAAGCCCTTCTACGTCCTGACCTGGACGAAAGTGTCCGATCGATTGTTTTGCAATGTACTTTGGCATTTTATTCTCCTTATACGAAGCCACGACCACCGACTAAACCATTCTTATTATTTGGAACAGCAAGTGGAGATGATTCAGCCAATAATTGAATGCTTGATGGATTCTTTTCCTGCCATTGGCTTAAATAGAACTCTAAAGCCTGACCAAATGCTTCAACGTTCTGAAGTGCACAGTGAGCAATCCAACCATTAGCATCAGAAACCAGCCCAAAGAAATCTTCTGGAATAAAACGTTCTACACTTCCATTCATGCTGTGCTTCGCATCATATGTCCAGATTTCCAGGTTATCGATGGTACCGCGGAACTGAGGTTTGTCAGACTGATCAAAAGTTGGAGTAAGTGGAACACTCACACCCGCATAAGGAGCAATAAACTTCTCTTTAAACTCAGGGTCTTTAATCAGCGTGTTATAAACTTTCGAAGTAGTTAAAGCCATGATTGGTGATGTGCCCGCATGCTCAACAGAAAGATCAATCATTGTCTGAATATCTTTGACTGGAGTAGCACCCGCTTGGCCCCATTTGATCAACGGCGTAAATTTACACGCTGCATTACGTTCATAATCCACTTCATACATCGGGAAGTCTGCAGAAGCAAAAGTGGTTTTACCGTAGAGAAGCACATCACGAGCAATTAATAGCTTTCGGTTTTCGATAGACTGACGCAGATACAGTGCTTTTTGAGCCTGATCGATTAACAACAGATCAGCATCTGATAAACGATTTGAACCAGTGGCAATCACACCAAATTGACGTAAGCGTGCGATAAGAGCAGTGTTCTGCACTTCACTTGGCATTACCGTCATCATTGGTTTCAGATAAGCTGGCTTAACGAATTTAACGTTACCAGACTCACCTACTTTAATCTGACGGCCAGCTGCAGTCGGAGTAACAAACGGCGCAAGTGGAGTCGCTGTATTCAGTTCCCCAACTGGAACTTCTTTTTTAGTGTAGGAAACACGTTGAGGAAAAAAGCGATCCATCAGCCAGGTATCTACCTTTTGAGTGGTATCAGTCAGCAATACCAGCTGTGGTACATCCAGCAATTCCACTGGTGCATTTTGAAATGTAAAAGTTTGACTCATGTCTTAGTTCCCCACAACTTTACGAAGTTCGATTTTGTTTTTTAATGCTTGTGCACGTACTGCATCATATTGAGCAGTAGTCAGAGGTGTTCCATTCACTGTAACTACTGCAATATCAAATGCACCCTGCACGTAGATCGGCATCTCAAGATTATTAGCCGCATGGTAAGTAGATTGCGCTGCTGTGAAATCTGACACAGCAATTACATTCCATTCACCTACTACACCTTCAGTGACAACAGGATGATCAGCAACATTATTGGCATCTACGTTAAGTAAATCGCCGCGCTTATATGCTGTAGCAGTTTTTACTTTGGCATTTTCTGTACGTACGCCGTCACCGACCACTAGCTGTTTATTTTCAATAGTGCCTGTTAATACTTGGTTCATGATTTAGCTCCTTGTTGCTGTGCTGCTACAAACTGATTAAATGCCTGATCTAAAGCCGAGCCCTGAGGGGCTTGACCACCCTGCCCCGGATTGGCTTGATGAGTGAACAAGTGAGCAAATGCCGGATTTACACTTGGTGTTTGTGTTTGCTGTTGTTGTCCAGCTGGTGGCTGCTGGCTACCTGCAGAAAATTGACGAAGCTGCTTTGCAGTAAAGGCAAAAACTGAATCATCCATATTGGTATAAGCCGTTTTATCTTCAGCACTAAACTGTGTTTTCAGCTCAGTTTCTAAAGCTGCAATTTCATCAGCACGCTTTTGTGCTTTGAATTGCTTAAGTTCAGCCAGGGCATCATCACGTTCACGCTCTGCCTGCTCTTTGGCCTGTTGTGCTTTTTCTAATTCGGTCACGTCGGTGTCCTCTTTGGTTGGGTTTGGATTGGCTTTGCCTGAGAAGGCTTTGATTGATGTATTACGATCGGCACCAGTCGAGCAGATCGTGAACTCACGAATGCGGTTTTGACGGAAGATTGTGATAGGACCTTCAAACATTTGACCATTCACAGTGACTGTCTTGCCTTGCGAAACTTCTTCAATAGATCCAGGATCAATCATCATCGACATCTGGAATGGAAAGCCATCATCTGAGTCTTGAACGATTTCCTGCGCCTTGGCGTTCGTAAGAAAATCGCCTGAAACATCAATCTTTCCGTTCGTATCTACGGTTTGAACAACACCAATTCGACTTGAGCCAAAGTGTTCTTCAAGCAAGGCTGTCGGCTTATCAATCTCGATCCCATCAAGATCAAAGACCACGCCAGAGCGCCCCCAGTACCAATGACCATCAACACGTCCACCAGCATAAGCAGTGCCTTTGAATTTTCGTTTCTGCCCTTCTTCAGCTTTTGGCACTTCAATTGCCGCAGCATTAAAGAGATACTTCAGCCGTTCTTCATTTGGATCTGGCATTTTCATGCTCCATAAAAAAACCGCCCTTTCGGACGGCATAAAATAGGTACAAAAAAACCCACTAAGGTGGGTCATTAGTTTAAGTATTCTTTATAGGTATCAGCTTAAGTTTCCATTCACTATCAAACCTCTTATTTAGAAAGTTTGTTATTTGGTTCTTACGATCTTTGAACTCATATGGAGTTAGGACTATTACATTCCTTCCGCTCGATACCCCATACCTTGTAAATCCTGTAAGCGCTCTCCTTGTAGAGGTATTGTTTGATAAAAAAACTTTTGCCTTTCCTTCTCTTATTAATTGCTTTCGGCCTCTTATTTTAGGGCACTTATCTGCGGGTATTTCGATCTCAATTGCAAAACAGTCCATATCCCAACCAAGTGACTAAGCTATACAGATTTTATAAATCCACTTCGACCCTAATCCAATATTTAAATATTCCATTCGTTGTATAAAAAATGTAGCTTAAACATTGCCCTAAAGCAGATTAATTAGTTAATAAATTAATTGATCAATGGCCTGATAGTATAAACCATTCGCCCTTCAACCGTTTCAATCGAAATCACTTCAAAAGACAATCCCATCGGCATAAGAACGCCTTCACCAGCATTGAGCATGTTCAAATCAATACCGAGCCCTTTTGCATTCTCAATCTGAATCACGATATTTGAACCACTACTAGCCATCAGTAACGGCGCATTCAACTGGATTGTCTGCCCGATCTGATAAGCCGTTACTTGATTAAGAGTAACAGCACCCACCACGGTTGAAGCTGTATTGCTTGCCACAGCCTGAATAGCTGCCATATCGGTACTCAGCCAGCGCTTAAGAACATCATCAGCCAAAGCGCTTGTAGCAGAGTTTAAATAGCCGCTCAGTGCAGCATCATTTCCCTGCACATAATCCAGAAAAGTACGAATCGCACTTGGCCGGATGCTTGGGTCTAGTGGAATCACTGTATTAGCCACCATGTCGAACAGGTCCCGAGTCTTATCATCCATTGGTGCAAACAGGCTTGTCAGCTTTTTGGATGCAGTCCATTCCGCTTGAATGACTTGCTTTTGCTCGAGGAGATATTCCTTATCTAAACTCGAAGCACTGATCTTTTTATCCACCAGCGATTCAAGTTCACCAAACTGCAAAGGATGTGATGACCAATCCAAAGCTTCAACCACTTCTGGCAACTTATCATCTGGTGTGATGCCGTACTTCAATGCCTGCTTCTCGGTTAAGGCCAGACATGTGCATCGGCAACGAAAGCCCAACGGCGGGTAATGTGTCAGCCAGAATGGATGATCAATTGGCAGCACAATACGATTCAAAGCCAAGTGACTTGGACGCACCCGACTATCATTGATCGCCGAGTACATCAGATAAGATCGTTTAGCCTTATTCCGTTGCTGTTGTTGCCACCGCCCATGACCGTAAGCACTCTGGATATTGGTACGAAATACATTGTCCAGGTAATGCTTTGGCAGAATGATTTCAGATTCTTTAATGAGTTTCTGAAAATCTTTAAAGGTACCGCCGTCGGCAATCGACTTATTCACCGCCTTAATAACTGTCTCAATTTGCTCAAGACTCGATAGAAAGCTAACCGTGGTTGCCATCTGCCGGGTCTTTAGATCCATTGAGTAGAACTCATCAGGTAACACGATCTTTTTACTGTGAGCGTAGTGAAGCGCCTCAAGAAACGTGACTGGTTGCATAACTTACTTCCCGTTTTGAGCCGTCACATACCCCAACACATCCGCAGCATATAAAGCCTGGTCTAGATTGGCCGTGAACTGGGTTTGAGTTGCATCAGGTATTAATTGCATTAAGTTATAAGCCAAGCTTTCTGGACCATCAGACTTGAACACCAATTCCTTGACCTGATCCGGTTTCAATAGCTGCAATTCATCCTGGCCATCAGTCAGCTCTTCCACTTCCTTTTGCTCAGGTGAAAGCTTATTTGCAGATGCTTTAAAGTTGAATGCTTGGCGTGGTAAAGCGGTAAATTGATTGAAGCCAATCTGGTTCTGTTCAATTACATCACCATCTTCAAGCCCGTACTCACGAATGAAGTAGGCATTTGAGAGATTAGCACCTGCATTTTTAAGATGAACATCGCGCTCAGCCTGATCCTTATTCAGTGGTTTAGGTTTCTCACCAAGCATCACTTTGTATTCGCCCCAGTTATTCAGAGCGCATAAAGCATCAACCACAGCCTGCAATGTTGGCGTAACCAATCGAATGTCAGACTTAAGCTTATCCATCCGCACATTTTCATGCACTTGGCCAAGGCTGTAACTTCCCTTTCCATCCGTTCCACTGGTAAGTGTCTGCCCTAATACAACTTTCTGGATCTGGCGAATCAGCTGATTATTGAACGATTCGAATGCTGCACCTGCTGAACCGTTTGTTCCTGGTGCAGATAGGATTTGAACATCATCCTCTATATCAATTGAAAGTACGCTTTGAGCATGAGCATTTAATAGCGCTCTACTCATATCCTCGGTGTCAGTGTCTTTGCACTTACCCAATAGGATTGGCGTTCCAAAACGTTCTAAGAATTTAGCCCAGAATTTGAAGCCATTCTGCTTAAAGAAGAATAACCAATACAGTGTGGCTAATAATGCTTTACCGTATGGCTGTTCGTATGTGGCCTTACGGCGTGTTAAGAAGAATTTGAATGCTTGATCTACCTCATGCTCTGCATTGTTTCCATCCTGACGATAGATTAGCCGACCATCATTCTTAGGCTCAAACCATTGCATTGGTTTCTCACCAATCCACTGAATACCTACATAGCCTTCAGGCTTTAGTTCATACACAGCTTCTTGGACCGAGTAACCAAATAACAGCGCACTCATGGCACCAGTAGCGATTTCATGAAACCATTCTTTCAAGATTAGATTCAGCTTTTCCGCTTCATCCGTATCATTTGGTTCAATTCGCAACGGCGTTGCTAACAATGCATCAATCCGTGTTTCAACTACTTGAGCAATCTCATCATCATCAAGCAATATACGCAACCTATGGCGAGTAATTCCGGCTTTGCGTAGTACTTCATCCGTATCAGGCTGTTTGCCAAAATTTACCAAGAACTGAGTAACTGCTTCTTGAGTGTATAGATTGCCATAAGACAAAGCCTTTTTTGACGCTTTGTCCTTTTTAGACTTTGCCATGTAAACACCTTAATAAGTTCGAGATCCTGCACCTGCGGGTTTTTTCGGAGTTCTAGCTTCATTCAGCTCGTTAAAGGCATCACTACCAGCATCCACCTGGTCATCATGTTTACCATTCGGAAAGTTTCGTAATTCCTCAATGAATGCCTTATTCCAGTCACCACGAAGCATTTTTACATTGCCTACGTTGACTTGAGCTGCAAATGGTTGAGCACGAGTAATCTTGTCACCCGATACCGTTTCGGCCTTTACGTTGAAACCAGATAGTTTTGTAATGAAGTTCTTTGCCTGGGCTTTACCAGCCTGCCCCGGATCTTGAGGTAAGCGAATTGCTACAGACTTACCATCCAACTCCGCAGTTTGCTTAATACGTTTCTCAACGCCGTCCGGTCCAAGCTGTGCATGCTGTACATCCACAATATAGATATAACCATCACGGCTTTTGGCCTCACGTACACCTGCTGTGAAGTCACCTTCATTTTCAGAAGATGCCAGATCCCAGGCACGTACTTGGTGAGTAATATCCGCAGGTAGTGCATCCACAATTTCAATATGGTCAGGTTTAAAAAAACCACCTGCTGGTGGTGATGGTCTCTGTCTATACTGTCCGGCAAAGACATACGGCGCTGCCAACTCCATTCTTTCAAGCGTTTCAATGCTGTGTTTAGCTGGCCATAGCGCTGATCCATCAGGCTGAATGGCTGAAAGCTCTAAATGCTCCCATTCTTCACCATTACCGCCGTCAAGCAGCCAGCCTGCCAAATCTTCCTCATGCAAACGCTGCATGATGACAATGATGGGTGTATCTGGTGAGTTGGTACGAGATTCAAGTGTATTTTGGAACCACTCGATTACACCCTTACGGATCGTATCAGAGCGGGCTTCACTGGCTTTATGCGGGTCATCAATAATGATTGCCCCGCCAAATGAATCTCGAAATTTACCAGCACCAAAACCTGTAATCGTACCGCCGGTTCCTTGTGAATAGCAGACACCACCTTCAGCGGTACGCCAATCATCCTTAGCTTTACTGTCATCACGTAATGCAAAATCAGGAAATACACGTTTGTATGCTTCTTCCTGCACTAGGTTTCGCGTCTGGAAGGCATTATTTGCTGCGAGTGTTGCTGAGTAGCTGACATGAATAAACTCACTGTCAGGCGCTTTGCCAAAACACCAAGCCATGAAATTAATTACAGCAATTTCAGTCTTTGAATAGCGCGGTGGAATATTAATAATCAGGCGTTTGGTTTCCCCACGAAACACCTTCATAAGAGCATCACACAAAACTCTATGGTGCCAATTATGCAGCCACTTATATTTTCGACGCTCTTTAAACATATATCGAGTGAAGAAATACAAATCCTCTTGTGCTTCAATCTGAATTGCTAAATCACGAGCTGGGTCAATAATCATTTAAAACCTGCTCCCTTGCTTTCAGGTAGCTTTCGGTCGGAACATTCTGATTTATGGTTTCTATTGGCTTACCATCTTTACCGGTGATTTCCTGCTTTGTCACACGACCATCGGTTTCTTGAAAGGCTTGCTTGAGCAGGTTTTGCTTTGCACGTTTGTTCCGACCAGAATCCTCATACATTTTTTGAAGTTCCATGAGGCGAAATGCTTTGTTAGCAATTGCTATATCCTCAATATTTTCCCGGAAATCCTTTCTAGTACGTTCAAACAATTCCTTTAGTTTTTTACTTAAGTTACGTCCAGCCACCTTAGTTGGATCGTAAAGTGCGACCTGCTGCCTGGTGATTTCAATCTTATATTCTTGCTTTACAGCTTCCACTACTTGTTGAGGGGTTTCAAAGCATGCAAGAGACTGAACTATAAACATTTTTACAGGCTCTTTTAGTGCTGCCATAAACACCTCTTTGTATAGCTACGTATAGCAAAATAGGTAAAAAAATTTAGCCGATGACACAATTCCCACAACACGCAGCCATACTTTTTTCAGATACAAACGGCGCATTCTTAGATATTTCCAGAAGCCGCTTAACAGATTCGTCTGCCCCCCATCGTTTAGTCTCACCAAAGAACACTTCGACATCATGACCAGCCAGATAATGCTTAGGTAAACCTGTATGATCGCTATAAATTATCTCGCCGTCCTCATCACGCTCAACACCGATGTGATAAAGCTCGTGTTCTATCAGCCGGCAGAAGTCACGATCTGAAGCTTGTTCGCAATAAGTGGCATCAATGGTGATGAGGTATTGAGGTACAAAGCCGAACCAATCCCGCATCTGCTGTTCCTGGCGTGCTTTCTTCCAGCCACCTTGGTTGAACATTACTTTTTCACATTGACCCAATACCATACGCTTTTTCGCTACGGCGGCAGATGATGCCCAGGCGAACGCAAAGAACTCTTCATTGTCGTGAAGGAGCTCAGCTATATGGTCATGATCCGGGTTATGCAGTTCACCGCCTAAAGTTAGCCAGTTATTCACGACCCATTCTTTAAGCTCTGGTGCAGGTGCCAATCGGATTGCTTCTTCTTCCTCAGCTCGATCAATCAGATCCGACGGCGGGAATGGTCTGAATTGTTGTTCCATGTGATGCCTTTAAATTTCTTAACCACGCCGTAGCTCGGCCCATGTTGATATCACTAACTTCAAAATGGTGATATCGATAATCCATTTCTTCAGCATGATCATAGCGGTCTATGCTCCAAGCTTTTGTAGCCAGCTTGCCTTTACGCCCGCCTGACCAAGGACCACCTGCAATTTCAATCAGTATTCGATATTCGATAAGGTGAAGATCAAAGCGCCAATGCTTAGTGCTTTTAAAATGAAAATATTCTTCGTACTTGATTTCCATCCGATCAAGAATTTCTTTGAGTCGATCGAATGCTTCTAAGTATTTCTCACCAGGCTTAGGTAATGGTCTGGTTCGTGATTTCTTTTTGGGTGGGATCTTCTGAGTAAAAATTTTGTATGCTTTCTCATCCATAAAAGATCAGCCATTAAAAAACCTCCCGAAGGAGGTTTTATTTGTACGTTTGCCCTATTAGATAGATTATTGAGCTTATAATTAAGATCGCCAATAAAGTTACCAACATTTCAATTTTTGTCATTAGAGAATGCCTTAGCTTCATGTCTACCATTAATAGATATAAAGATAAAAGGTACATAGAACAATATCAAAAGTGATCATTTTAAATATCTTGACTAATCTTTTATTGCAGCATATTTCTAAGATTTTTAATTCGTTGTTTCAGTTCAATCATAATTTCATCTATCGCAATCATTTGATTCCGCTTAAGCCCAGATCTACTGAGGTTCTGATACTTAGACAGCTCAGCACTGCAAAATTCTAAGTCTTGTTTAGCTTGTACTTTGTCTGTCATGGGTACCACCAATAAAAAAGAAAAACCCCTCAACATCTAGAATGCGAGGGGCTTTGTTTGCCGTAATACGTCCGGCTATTAAGTGACTTAAATCTATTAGTACAGGATCAAATTGTATATAAGCTGATACTGTTTTTAATATTGCTTAATGCCAAATAATTTTCGTTGTCTTTCTAAACTAACTATATTTACGTTAATACTGCCAAATACCTTATTAATTGCTTCAATTTGTGAGTTTAATTCCGATCCTGGTCCTGTCCATACTGCATTAGTTGAAGACGTTGAATATAAAAACTTTCCTGTCTCTTGAGCTAATTTAAGATCAAAGAGTCTAATATTTAGTGCTGTAGTTGCAATCCCACCACCATCATGAGTAAAAGTTGTACTAGCCACCTCAATACCAGCATTCATGGTTTTTAAATAATTGCAGGTAAGTGCATACCCCCTAAAATCATACTTATTCTTATAAATCATATCATTTAGATCACCAGGCACATCATTTCTTGTTGCGATAAAGCATTCAGTTGCGTATGCAGATCCTAATGGATATAAACACAAAAGCGCTGCAATAAGTTGTGATTTCATAAATAAGACTCTTTGGCTTTTCATTCATTTAAGACACTTTAACAAATTATCGTATACATCACGTGACAATAAATTACAAACTACTAAACCTGAATGGAAATAGTTATAGATGGACTATTTCAGTTCTTTCAAGCAATCTCGACACACTTTAATTTCTTCATCATCAACCGTGTAATCAATCTCAGTCGCAGCGTGAAAGCCAAATAAACAGAATATGAATTGGAGCATGCTTTTCTCCAGACAAAAAAATACCTCCTTTAAGGAAAGGAGGCAGAAACTTGAAAAAGAAACTACAGCGATAGAATCTGGGCTGAATTATATACTTAAAAATATTATATGCAAGACCATATTATTAACTTTTACTTTCAAATAAAAAACCTGCTTAGCTGGAGGGCTAAACAGGCAGGATTTAAATCATCTTTTATTTGTTTTCGTAAGGTTCTAGGAATGAACACAAGATATCATTTGCTCATCACAACTAAGTATAAGAAATATATGCAGAATGTTTTAACATGTAATAATTAAGTTATATTTATTAATAACTTGATCATCATTTAGTCATAAAGATTATTTAATAGCCAAACTTGTTTAATCTGTACGTCCAGCAGGATTTAACTCTGAATCAATCACACTAAAAATATGATGTCTTATTAGTTATACGACAGGCGCTTTATTTTAGACAACAAAAAAGCTCACTATTTAGCAAACTTTCTTATCAATTGGCTTACAGCTTACTTAAATGGTTAGACATATAAGCAAGGTATAGTTTTCTATCTTTGAAATCTGGTATTTCAAAAAACCAAAATACATAATTCTTAGATCTAAACTTAAATTTTATATTCACAGCTTTCACTTCGACAATTGCATCCTCGTTTTGTATCTCTGCAAATAACTCTAAAATCGAAGCAAGAAATCTAAGTTTATTAACTGTTTCATATTTCGACGGTCTATATAGTTTTAGTGCTTCAGCATATATAAGCTCACACCACCCACACCCATCTTCATCATCCATTCGCTCTCATTTGATTATTTAAAATAGATAACGGAGTCGACTTATAGCATAGTGGATACTATTAAACTGCTTTTTAGCTAAATATAAAAATAATAATAGTTTAAATAACAAAAAGCCCACCATTTGGCGAGCTTTTAAATCAATCTAGTGCTTTAACGTACACTTCGATCACTATAACATGAATATATCAATATATACCCTGACTTTCAAGCCCCAATTATGCGGCTTCTAAACTGATACTTAGTTGCCAGCCGAACCATGCCTAACATCTTGTCTCTAGCCACTGAGAACTCAGATATGCCGAGCTGCTTAGCGATGGTCGCCTCTGACTTAAACTCTACATAGAACATGATGACAATCTTGAGCCATTTCTGAACTTTGGAATTTTCATTCTTCATTAGAGCAGTCAGCATGTCACTCACAGCATCAGCATGCACATCATTAATTTTACATCGTGGCGCCACACGCTCCCGCTTATCAACACACACCCCATTAACCGTATCAATTAAATGCCCTAAAATGCTTGATGCCCCTAAACACACATAGTTTTCATCAACCAAAAGCCATGACCCGTATTGCTCCAAATGCCATTCAATAGGCTGCTCCGCCCAATTAATAGCTACCGAAAAATGTTTTCTATCAACCATCGCATTCATCCCTATTCCCCTACCATTTTTTCTATCTGCTGGATCGCATGACCTGACTTCACTTGATCCGTACTAAACCGTATTACCTGATAACCCATCATCGTTGCTGCGTTATATTTTTCTATGTCACCGATATACCCCTTACCCCTTGTATGACGTCCACCACTCCAGATCCCACCTTCAACCTCTACCAATATCTTTTTACCTATTAAGTGAAAATCAGCTCTCCACTTACGATCAGGATGAAAATAAAACTCCTGCTCAAAATCTATTTTTAAAGTCCTTAACTCTCTGGCCAGCTTCGCTTCAAACTCATTCGGTACTCTTTTGCCTTTAACCTTAGGGCGTATAGAGCGCCCTTTCGGTCTGGTGGCTTTCACCATTTTTTTATATTCAGCGATGGAGTGGCTGGTCATTCACCCCAGACCCTCAATACAACGGCGCCGATGGCCATGAAAATAAACATCAGAGTTTTATTTAAGTCCTTCACGCTTTTACCCCAAATAACTGTTTGGTTTTATCTGTGGCCACGTACAGTCTGGTGCAACGCTTTTTAGTAAAAGCCAGGTAGCCAGCCTGAACCAATGCTTTTAACTTAAGATTCAGTTGAGAGCGCGTTTTGTCGCATACATGCTCTTCAAGCTCTGCCGATGTGACCTCATGTTTTGAAAAGGCAACATACACCAAGATGTCTTTGATTTCCTCGAATCGCTGAATGGTTGGTATATTCATGCCGCCACCTGCCTCATCTTCGCTTTAAGAGCAGCACGTTGATTGCTAATTGCCTTAGCTTCCTTACAGAACTCGCAGCGGCATTTATGTTTGTTGTATGCGTAAACAGTGCCGTGATTGATTACTGGTGCATATACAAGACCTTCCAGTTCCTCGCACCAATCCATTGTTTTTTGATCTCTTATATTTTTCACTTTACATCTCCAATACGGCACATGAATACGATGTTCATTCCACCCCATGATGGGCGGTTAAAATTCTTAAGTTCCTTTCTTAGTGACGACTCAATACTTGCCCTGGTTTCAGTTTTGTATGGCATTGGGCTTTTGAAAATGCGCCTTGCATCCTGATATGCCTCAACAATTACTACCTGCTTTTTGCGGTCAATTGCCGTAACCTGAACATCTATACTCACACCCCACCCCCTAAGCCTTGCCCTACACGCTGATCTGCCCAGTTACACTCGACAATTGTCAATCCACCTTGCTGGAATCGAGACCATAGACGGTCACCCAAGTCTTTCTTCAGCTCTTCAAGGGTTAGGTTTGAAATCAACATAGTCGGCTTCATGCGGTCATAGCGTGCATAAAGAACTTTATGGACCAGCTCACGGCGTTTATCACGGTCATGCAGTCCATATTCATCCAGGATCAGCAAGTCGTACTGCGTAAAGTCATAGATCACAGATTTTTCAGTTGCGTCTGGTGCATCCCAGGCGTTCATGATTCGTTGTGCCAGATCCTCACTGGTGATATAGCGTGCATACTTGCCCTTGTTGAGCAGTGTTCTTGCAGTTGCGCAGCTCAGATGGGTTTTACCTGTACCAGTAGGCCCTACCATCACGAAGTTATTTTTGTCGCCGTTGATCATGTTCTTTGCAAATGCAACAACCCGATTCAATGAGTTTTGGTGTCCAGCGTGTTGAACGTTGTAATTTTTAAAACCTGACTGAGCATGGCGTTCTGGAAGTTGAGCACCTGAAAAATGCTTTTCACGTACCTGACGATCAATTTCGGCCTGTGCATTTCGCTTTTGTTCTTCCAGGAACTCTACGGCGCATTGTGGGCACTTCTGGAATGGCCCAGCTTGTACCATAGGGGTTTTGTGTTTCGAGCAGATCTCTTGTGTTTGTTTCAATCCCTGATTCAGCATCGACATTGCGTTCATACGAAGTCCTCCGGGATATGTACTGGTGAATTCACTGGTGCATGTTGCTTTACCGGTTGATTGTTCCAGGCAGTGTTCACATCCAGATTAGAATTTTGTTTTTCAGAGGATTGATATGTTTTTTGAGTGTATTTACGTTTGATCCACTTCACGAAGTTTGAATACATCTGGGTGTCTGTAATCAATCCAGCTTTCAAACGTGGTTCGTAGTGAGCATTCACTTCAAGCAAGATCTGGTTGATCAGGTCTTGAGTCATTGGCATTTCGCCTGCTCGTTGCAACCATGAGTTCAGGGAATGTAAATCTGGTGTCCAGAGATTCAATACCTGATCAACTGAATTTTCTTGCGCGTTTTTCTCTTTAAAGTTTTCTTTAAATGTTTCTTTAAGTGTTTCTTTAATAGTGCCCCGTTCAACGGTACTGGTCCCGTCACCTTTCGCGGTACTAGTCCCGTCCCGTTTGGTGGTACTAGTCCCATCACCTTTAAGGGTACTACCATCATTCGGTACTAGTCCCTTTTCGCGGTACTGGTCAGGAGTAAATTGATATTCGTTTAGGCAACCTGTTGTTCTTTCAACTTTGATTAAGCCAAGCTCTTCCAGATCACGAATACATGACATAACCGTATCGCGTTTTTTGATGCCGCAATATTTTTGAAATTGAGTGATAGCAATTGGGTGAGATGTGCGGTCAAATCCAATGGTTTGGCGCATGACAAACATTAAACACTTGAATGCCTTGTCGTTCAGTTGAGCCATTATTTGGCTGTCAATTAAGCCATTAGGCATCTTGGTGTAGCGCTCTTCTTTATTCGACATAGCCTTGCGCTCATTTTTTGGAAAATGAACTACTTGCCCTTGAGGTATTGGTGGTTCATGTGCTAGATTTGATTTCATATTTAAAATTCTCTCCAAGTGTTTTGAATATCAAAAGCCTGACCTAGACCGTCAGGCTTTTTCATTTTGTGCATTTGATGTGTAGCGCTTCATTTGTTTGAAGGCCGCCTGATCTGCCGCTGTAGCAAACTCGATGATCCGTTGAAAGATGTTGTGAATTTCTTCATATTCTTGCGGTGTGATTACGCCATCTTCATAGGCCTCATATACTTTTTGATTTGCCTGTCCATTGCAGATATTTCCCTGCATCATTGCCTCGATCACTGATAGCTCGTGATGTTTGCTGCCGTCACAACCAGTAGGAATCAAGGCCAATCCCAGTTGATGCGCCCATGCACGCAAAACAACTGGATTGCCAGTGAAGGAAAGCATCATTTCGAATTTCTTCAGGCTTGGAAGGTAATCCATATTTGGATTTGCATAATTCAAAACAGTTTTATGTGAGTCACCTAAAACATCAGCGATTTGCTTTGGATCAATACCTGGTGTCTGGTGAATCATCTTGTACATTGCGCTTTGCGCTTCTTTACTGAATTCCATGTGTGAATCCCTTTGTTTATTCACATTTATTTCAAATGCTTATTTGGTGATAATTGGTTTAAGCGGTTAAGGCTTCCAGATTTGCCTTTAACTTGCCTTTGGTTTGGATCTGGAGAATTGCTTGGGTTGAAGCTGGGATTCCATAGGAGCGCCACTTACTAATTGCTCCGCGAGTTTTTTTTAAAATTCGCGCTAGGTCTGCATCAGTTTCAGCTCTGTAATGCTCCTTTACGTCATCGACAGTCATAATGTTTACCTTGATAAACTTTTAGTTTCCCTAAGTAAACCATAAGTTTCTTTTTAGGTCAATAATAGTGTTTACCATTGGAAACAATTGTTATGGGTATTTTGCAATGAGCAGCGTTTCTGAACGTATCTTGATGAGAATGAAGGAACTTAACCTTCAGCAAGTTGATCTGATTGAGGCCACAGGCCTTAGTAAAGGCACGGTCTCCAAATGGATCTCGGGTGTGAATGTCCCTAGTGGCAAAAGCATCACATCTCTTGCAAAAGCCTTAAAAACATCACCCGAATGGATTTTAGATGGTGAGGGCCTTAAAAATCTTGGCGGCCCTGTAAAAGAAGAAGATGACAAAGGTTTTAATAACGTCAGCTTTAACGGGAAAAAACTTACAAGGATTCCAGTATTAGATTTTGTTCAAGCGGGATTATGGCGAGAAGTTGCTTATGATGGTGGTGAGCCAAAGGGATATACCCTCACTACATATGAGAATAAAGACCCAAGCACTATTTTTAGTGTGACAGTCGAAGGTATGAGTATGTACCCCGAGTTCCAGCCGGGTGATGATATTGTGATTGATGCTTCAATCACTCCCCAACCTGGTGATTATGTGGTAGCTCAGAATGGTGAATATGAAGTTACTTTCAAGAAATACAGGGTCGTAGGTTTTGATGAGCATGGCCGTGAAGTGTTTGAATTGGTTCCGCTAAATCCAGATTTCCCTATTCACAACTCGCAAAAGCACCCCATTTCAATTATTGGTGTAGTTGTTCAGCATCACAGAGAATTTAGAAAATAATAAAAGCCGCTATATGCGGCTTTTTAATAGAGTTTAGGTGAACAGGGGGGAAATTAATGGATATTTGTGCGGGTGTTGGAATTAGAATATCTGGAATACCTATTGAAGAGATTGTTGCATTTAGAACCAACCCTGAGTTTAGGGATAAATTTGTTATAAAAATAGCACCATTTAGCAGGCATCAAGGGGTACAAACAAGAGCTGTTGATAGTGGCAGCTATGAAATCATTATTGAAATCGCTAAAGGGTTATCGCTTGGTGTTGCTGGTAACTATTTGACTGAGTGGATAAAGCACCTCTCTAAAAAACACGATATAAAGAAGTTGTTGATAGAAAAAGATGAGGTAGACATTCAATCCTCCCCCTCTCAGGTTATCAATCAGATCATTATTAAAAATATAAATATTAATAATGGAAAAGATGATGGCGAAGAATGATTTTATGTTTGATTCGTTGAGAAATTTATTCATATCTATCAAGCATTTTAATGGGTGATTAGTTTGCCGCAACCCGAGCGGCTCTTGGATCGGGATTAAGTTGGGGTTGTTATGAAATTAAAGAAAGTACGATTTACTAATAATGGCTTTCGTAAGTTAAGAAATGTCGAAATTGAAATTTCACCTAGAATAACCGTTATCTCAGGTCATAATGGTATTGGTAAATCCACAATTCTGGGATTAATAGCTAATAGTTCTGAAGGGAAAAAACATAAATCGTTATTTGGCAGAACATTTAGATCAGTTTTTTCAGAGATTTTCTTCTTAGATTATACCAATGACTTTAAAAAATTAAGCAACCAATATGAAGCTTTTTTAGACTACAAAATTGGAGCTGAAATTTTCACTAAAAAATGTAGTGTAGAAGGTAATCAAAAAACAAAAATTGAAAGTGAAAAATCTATAAAAAAATTTATGGTTGAAGTTCCCAAAGACGAAATAGAAAAAGTTAAAGCCCTTGATGCAAATGATAGATATATTTATAGATTAAGAGTGATTCCAAGAACAGTTCCTGAAAGCTTTTTACTGGGCAGTGCGCATGGTATTGGTAAAGATGCAAAAGTAAATATTCCAACTCTATATTTAGGAATGAGTAGAATTACACCTATTGGGGAATTTTCATGGGATGATATAGACCTTATTGATTCACAATTAGATCAAGAAGATATTGATTTCATTAATAATATTTTCGACTCAATTTTACCCTACAGAAATAAGAAAAATAATATATTTACTCATGATTTTTCAAATTCAAATAAAGGATCAAAAGTACCAGATCTTGGACACCCCTCCTTGTCAATATCTTTAGGCCAAGATTCTATTAGCGCGATCGTTACCGCATTAGCATCATTTAATCAATTAAAAAATAAAATTGGTAATGAGTATACTGGGGGGATGCTAGTAATAGATGAAATAGAAGCAGGATTACACCCACACGCGCAAAAAAGACTAATTGAACAATTAAAAATTTTAGGTAGTAAATTAAACTTACAAATAATAGTTACAAGTCATTCACTTACTATTATTAAAACAATTCTAAGTCACCAAGATGCTTTGGAATATAAAAAGGATTCCGTTGTATATCTAATGGATACAAATATACCAAGGGCAATGCAAAATGCGACATATCTTAAAATTAAGAACGATATGCTTTTAGTACCTTACACTCCAGAAGTCCAAGAAAAACTTCCTCAATGCAATGTATACTTTGAAGACTTAGAAGCACACGACTTTATGTTATCTATAATTTCTTCCCAAGATATTATTGATACTTACTCTCAGTTTGGAAAGGAATTAAATTTAATTCCAGCAAAATTAGGTTGCGATAACTTATTCGCACTTTCAAATAGCTCTCAACATTTTAGAGAATCAGTTTTAATTTTGGATAGTGATTCAATTGACAATAATCCCTCTAATAAAAAAAATAAATTAATCAGTAACTCACATAATATTTGTATCCTCCCTCCTTATGAGGGTAATACTTATTCAGGAGTTGGACCAGATAAATTGGCCTATATGTACTTATTTAATAAATATGAAAATCAAGGTGATAATTTGGAGTTCTGGAATAATCAAACTCCAGAATGGTTCACGACAGACTATTATCATACTCATATGATGGATTTAAAAATATTTTTACAAGGTGAAACTTTGCCCGTTATATCCACACTTTTGGATATTAAAGGAGTGAATCGTAAGATACTTAAACGATGGTATATGTCACATAGAGACATTATTGACAAGATTCAATTATTCAAAATTTACTCCAAAGAGTTTAACGAAGAGAGTAAACTATTCATTGAATCGCTTTCTAGTGTTTGTGGCCAACTTTAATTTTTTATGGTTTAATTAGATATGGCTACTTTTAATACCCCACTTCGTTATCCTGGTGGCAAAGGTAAGTTTGCACCATTTGTAAAAGATCTAATGGAAGCAAATGATCTTTGCGGCGACTACCTAGAACCTTATGCTGGGGGAGCTGGTGTTGCTTTAGATTTACTTTTTAACGATTATTGTAAAAATATTCACATTAACGACTTTGATGTGGCTATCTTTAACTTTTGGTATTCTGCTTCTCGCGAAACAGAGAGTTTTTTAAAGAAACTAACAGACACACCAGTTACAATTGAAGAATGGCATAAACAAAGGCATATTTTAGCTACACCTGAAGACCATTCATTGCTAGAGCATGGATTTTCAGCCTTCTTTCTCAATAGAACTAACCGTTCTGGTATTCTGAAAGGTGGTGTAATAGGCGGAAAAAAGCAGAATGGCCACTATAAATTAGATGCTCGTTTCACAAAAGAAAATCTAGTCAAACGAATAGAAAAAATAGGTCAATATCAAGATCGTATAAAAGTTTATAATCTTGATGCATTAGCCCTTTTAAAACAGGTAGATGAATTTCTCCCTCAAGGCTCTTTAATTTATCTTGATCCTCCATACTATGTGAAAGGCCAAGGACTTTACAGAAATTTTTACAATCATGATGATCATGTTGAAATTAGAAATGCCTTGGATTTAGTTCAATCCAAGTGGATAGTTTCCTATGATAATTGCCCTGAAATTAAGGAAATCTATAAAGGGTATCACCAAGAAGACTATGAGCTTAACTATAGCGCATATTATAAAACCAAGGGTTCTGAGGTAATGATTTATTGTGACTCAATAAAGCAAGTCGATATTTTTAATAAACAGATGGATTTAGAAATGCCCTTTACTGCTTAATAAATTCATATTTTCAAATAGACTTTTACTATCTTATTACCCACCCCAGCGGTGGGTTTTCTTTTGTCTATTAAAACATAAAAGTTTCCATAAAGAATAAAAAGTTTCTTTCAATAAACTTTCCTCTTGACTATAAAGTTTCCTTTGGTAAACTAAATCTCACAAACAACAAAAAGCCCCAACGTAGCGGTAACTACTTGAGGCATGACCCACTCTCTCTCAGTGAGTAAAGAAATTATGAACGTAAAACCAAATCCTTTCAACTCTGCAAAAGTGTTTCTTGCTTCTTCAGCATTAACGCTTGCTGCCTTAACTCTAATTGCTAAACCGGAAGCAACTGAATACAAGCCAAGCTATGGCAATTCTCAGCCTTCTGAATACGGCGTGCAAACTCTTAAAATTGACGGTGAAACTGGTGTTGCTGTTGTAAAGCTTGACGGCTTCCGTTTGCAAGTCAGTTTTGACTTTGAAGCACATCCTGATAGCTACGGCGTACCAGGTTCTGACTTTACAGCGGTTGAAATCACCAATCTGGCAGTAGACAAGATTACAGATGCCAATGGCAATCCATATAACGATTTCACTGACCATAACGACCACCGCAATATCAATTTATTGCTCTCTACTTTCATTGAAAAAAATAACCTGGTGGAGGTGTAATCATGGCACTACCAATTATTCCAGCCAATCAACCTTTACTGGTTTCAGCAATTATTACTTACCTGTATGCCGATCCAGGCTTAGGGAAAACATCTATTGGCTTTACAGGTGACAAGGCTATTTCTTTCGACTTTGACAAAGGCGCACACCGTACTGGTGAACTTCGTCGCGGTGCAGTTGTTCAGGTGAATCAATGGGCTGATGTTGCGAACCTTACACCTCAAGACCTGGCACCTTATAACACCGTGGTTATTGATACTGTGGGCGCAATGCTGGAAAGCATCAAGACCCATTTAATGCTGAACAGCACCAATAAGCAGAAAGATGGCTCACTGAAACTTAAAGCCCAAGGTCTGGCCAATAACATCTTTAAGCAATACGTGAACACGTTGATTTCAGCCGGTAAGGATGTGGTATTCATTGCACATGCATCAGAAGACCAGAACGGCGACCAGGTAATCTATCGTCCTGATCTGGGTGGTAAGAACCGTAATGAGCTTTACCGTATTGCAGACATCATGGGTTACCTAACCACGGTTACCACTGGTGAAGGTAAACATGCCCGAGTAATCAGCTTTAAGCCTTGCCCTACCCATCACGCTAAGAATGCTGGTGGCCTTGGCGGTGAAACTGGTGAAGTGTGGGTGCCAGATTTAAAGGCCAGTCCTACGTTTCTGGCTGACTTAATCAAGCAGGCCAAAGATCACATTAACACCATGACACCAGAGCAACTTGCAGCAATCAAAGCTCAAGAAGATTTGGAAAATTACATTCAAAGCTGTGCTGAAGCGCAATACGCAAGTGACTTAAATCAGCTCACTGAATCTATTGATAAGAATCACACGTATTACAAGCAAATGCGCGCAGCTCTGAAAACACGTGCTGAAGAAATGGGATGTCAATTTGATAAAGAACGTGGTGCATGGTGTGAACCTGCTGAGTTTTTTGGGCTTTCAGATCAACAATTAGCTGAATTTCAAGACTTCATTGATGCACGTGGCCTGGATGCAAAAACAGTATGTGAGCACCTAGGTATTGATGCACTAAACCAAATTGAAGCCAGCAAACTGGCAGCGGTACAACAAGAAATTGAACAATTAGCAAAGGAATCAATGGCATGAAAATTTTAAACGGAAAAGAAGCTTTTGAAGCAATGATGGCTGGCCGAAAAATTATGTGCCGCGCCGTTGGTGAATTGATGGATTTCGATGATCTGGATCGTTTCCCGGCAACTATCTTTGCAATGCCTGGCTATGAGTTCTGCATCAAGGTTGAAACCATGGAATTGGCTGGTATTACGTTTACTAAACCTTTAACACTTGATGACGTGGTGGAGGGTCAAGAAATTTTCCTGGTTTTCCCTCATTGTGTTGTACATACTCAATTCACTTCACTGTCTGGAAAGTATGTTGAATCTGTACGTTATGGTTTCGCCCAAGCGGATCAGGAAAATGCTGAGTTGCAACTTCAGGCAATTGGTAAACTTCTTGGACGAGATATTCCTTACCCTTTGACGCTAGAAAGTCATTACAAGCCTGAAAAGAAGCGTCGTAGTCGAAAAGCCAAGGAGGATGCTGAACAGCCTGAGCCAGAGGTAGTTCAGCCTATTGAATCCATAGAGCAAGAAGCCACTGATAATACTGAATCACCAGTTACAGAAACTGAAGAAGATTCAGTTGAAACCGACCCTGTAAAGCTTGTTGAGAAATTCACAGCACAAATTGACCAGTTTACTAAGGCTGATGACATTCTTTCATTCCGTCACGTATTTCTGGCCAATGGACACCTAGATCAAAAAGATCAACAGCACTTGTGCAAGCTGACTGAAGATAAATTGCTTGAACTGGATCCTGAGCAATACACGCCTAAGGTTGAACCTGAATCAATCGCAGATGAGGTCATTGAAGTCATGCAACCAAGTTTGATTGATGAAGTTGATCAACAAGCCACTAAGGTTGTTAAGGACAAAATCTGTAAAGACATGATGTCAGGTAGCGGTCAATCAAGCTATCCAGTCGATATGCTCTATACACAAAAGAAAAAGATGCTGATTAACCGCATTCAGGAAATGGATTCGATTGAAGCTTTAGAGCGTCTAGCGCCAGCAATACCAGCTGCAAAATTCAATCCAGAAGATCACCAGGAACTATTGCAAATTTACGCTGAGCGTAAAACTGCAATGCAACATGCTGATTACAATAGCGAGGCATCATGAGTTATCAATATTCATCAATGACCCGAGTGCTGATTATTCAGCACAGAGGTCGGATCCGGACTTATCGCAATATCAGTCTTTTCGGTATTGAAGATTGTATTCAAAACTTTATTTACAGCTGGGGGTACAGATGATCTTCAGAATCAAACAGAAACATGAAGCAGGCTTCAAGCTTTGGTTGGAAAAATTGGGTTATGTGAAAAAAGAACTTGCAGATGGCAGTTCGACTTTTAGTGGGAAAGACACACGTAAAGCATTGAGCTATGTGTTTTTAAAGAAAGATTTAACAGGTAATGCAGCATGTCAGGTGCTATTTGATGAATATGAAATGCACTTGCGTTGTCCTGATTATTTAGATGTGAAGGTGGCGTGATGGAAGATAACAAATTATGGGCAGTCAATATTCCCGAAGAACCTGATTCAGAAGAAATTTTATATCCTGTTCCATCAAAAGAATTGGGTGAGCAAGTTGTTGAACGTTTGCGTAAAGAGGCTATTGAAGCATTTGAAACAGTTGGTGAATGCATTGCTGAAGCGGTCACCCTTGAGGAATGGGATCTTTCCGCGGATGATCATTCTAAATATTTGGAAGAAAGCCCTAATTGGTGGAATGAAACTACCTTTTTAAATAGTGAGCTGGCATGATGACTAATATCCAAGTGGCCAACTTTATTATTGGCGAACTACATAAAGAATTGCCTTTTGACCTTATCTTAAACCAGGCAGAAACAGAAGCATTTTTGACATTTGTTGAAGGTTATAAGGGAGATTTACGACTTCCTATGACATGCAAGAGTGAATCAACCATCATTCAAGTCAATAAAGAAAATATAGATGCAATCTACCTCATGCTTTCACCCCATACTGAACAGCATGAAGAACCTGAAAACAGTATCGATCAATTTATTGCTAGTGGTGGATTTGATGAAGCTTTTAAAGATGTGTTTGGACTGCCTGAAACGGTAAAACAAAGCTTAAAGGAGGTTTCTTAATGAGCTTAAAAAGTTTAGCAAATGAAACTGAAGCGAATAAACAAGAAATGCTTCAGCGGTTTCTAAAAGCTCCAGCTGATCAAAACTTTAGTCATGAGGTTGTAGCCATGTACTTGGGTTGTTCACCTTGGACGCTGGCACGTATGCGGTGTGATGGATCTGACTTGCCTTACACCAAAATTGGACGGCGTGTAGCCTATAAGAAAAGTGATGTACTGGCATATGAGAAAAGCCGTACAGTCACCTGTACAGCGCAGTATGCATAGTAAAAGGCAGGTTTACCCTGCCTTTATTTGTTTTAGACGTTCATCCCAAACGCTTTCATAATTAAAGCAGTCTATTTTTCCTTGATATACCGCTTCAATCATATTCATAGATGCTTTCAGCTCTTCCATGGGAATTTGTACATAACCGCCAGTGACATCAATGCGTGGCTTTTGTGTATGGTTGAGAAGTCGCTTAGTCACATAGATATTGAAGCGTAGTAGGTTACAGATCGTGGCAAAGGTACGTCTGAAATCATGCATTGATACATAGTAGTCCACCTGATCCCCAAGCACTTTTAATGCACGGTCAACCTTAGTTGCATGCATGTTAGCTGCAGTCGGCATTTTAGTTGCTGGGAACACCCAGTCATTTTCTCTTAACAGGTAACGGTCCTTTAAGATCTTCAGCAGATGATCACCTACTGGGAACAGATGGTCCGTACCATTTTTTGTATCTCTAAAAAGTACGGTACCAGTTTTAAAATTGATATCTGACCACTTCAGTCCACAAACTTCCTGACGGCGGCAACCGGTGTACATCGTAAATAGGATAATGTCTCGGTGAGTATTGGATCGTGCCGTATTTTCGAGATTCAATTCATCTTGGTAATTCAGGACAGCGTTATAATATTTGTGAATGACATCTTTATGTAGATGACGCTCTCGACGTTCAAGTGTATTCCAGCCTTTGGTAACTGAAATAATATCAACCGGATTAGATTTTAGGATTGGAGCTTCATCCGATGAATAAAGCACATGGATGTATTTCCACAATGTACCTAGTAGTGAAATAGCTCCATTTGCGGATGATTTGCTTAGTTCTGAAACTGTCAGGAACTTATCCAGTACTTCATTTTTAGTAATCTCAAATAGCTTTCGATTTGACCAGCCTAAATATAGGTCAAAATATTTATTATATTGACGTATAGTTTTAGGTTTAAAGTCATTGCGCTTGATATAGATATCCAGTGCCTGACCTACTGTGATATCCAGTGGGTTCTCAGCAGCCTTCCCTTTTACTGGTTTCTGGTATTCCTCATTAGCAATTTGAGCCAAAATCATTTGTGCTTTGGCACGTGCAGCGATTGCAGATATTTCATTGGTCTTACCGAGTACGACTCGGTAAAGCTTCCCTGCATGACGGCGCTCCACAATATAAGATTTGGATTTGGTGGTAGCTCGGACAGCGAATCCGATTAACTCCTGGTCACGGTATATCTTTTGACCAGAATCACACAATGAGATAGCATCAACATTGGACTTGTTGAGTTTCATAATTTGATCATCAAAATTTTAGCTCGCAATGATTAAATCATGTTTCTCAACAGTCTACAAATAGTCTACAAGTCAAACTTTTAATCAATAAAACACCCTTCAAAATCACCATAAATAATTGTTTTTATTTAATTTAATAAATTAACCTACCCCACAAGTATGCTATAACAGAAATAGAATCCGCCAAGTCGCGACTGGAGGGGAAGATTGAGCATTAAAATAGGCTTACCTAATGATTTATAAACTTAAAAGATTTAAGAATGAATCATATTGTATTCGTTTGTCTTCATCTCGGCTCAACAATCTATAAAGTTTATTTTTTGTAAATTCTTAGATTTTACGAAATTAATTTTACAAAATTTTATCCAATTTTTTGTTAATTAAATCATTGTCATACATCAAATAATATCAGAAATTTCTCATTATCAATAAAAATATCCACCTTATTTCATTAACATTTGATACTTGGTATATTTTTTATGAGCTTTTGGTTCATTACAGCTTTATATGAATGAGTATCCACAAATAATACTTCATAAAAAACCTCCCGAGGGAGGTTTGATTACAAAGTATGGGCCAATACGTAGATGACTGTACTAATAATTACGATAGCCAATAAAGTTATTAATATTTCAAGCTTAGTCATTAAAGGACACTCTGACTTCTTGTTACTTATATTGTAGCCTATCTTAACACTGAATCCTAAATATAAAGGATTACTAGAAATTTTAAAATATTTGCACTTTATTAATTCAGATTAAATCTAATGAATCCAGTTAATTATATTTTCTATCATTAAATCGACAGACGATATACTTCAATATGCAATCTTTAAAAATATGACTTTCATTATTCACACTGATCATTTTCATCAAAATCATTGAACCACATACAAAGATTTATCATTTTTAGTTTCTATTGAATATTTAATGATATTTTTTAGCTTCTAATAGACAAACCCTGACTTCACCTTAAGAAACAGGGTAACTTTATATCCAAATACATGTAGCCCTGCTCTACTAAAACTATTTAATTTCTTTCAAGCAATCGCGACATAACTTAATTTCTTCGCTATCAGCCGTACATTCAAACTCAATCGTACTATGTAGGCCAAATAAGCAAAGTACGAACTGGAACATATCGATCTCCTTGCTTTAGTGCCCCCCCTATTTCAAAATATAAGGGGAATGATCCCTAGAATTTAAAAATCTCATCTAACTATAGAAATTAATATAAAATTAAACAAATCAATCCCTGATTACCATTTTATGGTCCTTAGCCAAATATTTTCTCTTTAAACTATTTAAAGATAACTTCTGAATAGATTCATTTAAGTATAGGAAATATATACTAATAGTTCTTACCCGTTAGTTTTATGTTTCTTTAAGTACTTGTTAAACTAGTTGAGGACTTCTCATAAATATATAAATTACCTAGAAAGCTACTAATTGCAAAATCAACAAATACTCAGCCTAGTCGTTTCTTCAGTTAAACAAGGCCAAGGATTAATTTAGCCAATATTTGCATTTGATTGTTATTTTTCCTTTCTAAATAGTCGAAGACCTCACTCATTTGTGAGGTCTTTTATTAATTTATTCAGGGGTATTTGATGCCTTAGATTCTGTCTCCGCTTCGTGATGAGAACAGTTTTTTGCATTTCCCTTTTTGTATTTAGCCTTTTTATAACAATATCCAGCCAATACGCCTGCGCCAATCAATGTTAGTAATTTCATTGCTCACCTCAATAGATTAGAAATAACAACCTCTATAGGTATCATCTATATGGATTGCATTCCAAAGCTATTTGGAAAGTTTTTTTAAATGAAAGGTTAATTTATGTGTATAAAATAAAAAAGCCCACATTCTTGTGAGCTTTCCCCTTAACCATTTTGCGCTGATTTAGAATCGTTGATAAAACATACAACGATCAAACAATAGACAATCTATAAAAAATATAAATATATATACAAATTAAATATATATCCATATTAAATAAGTCTGAAATTTAATTATTGCAACAAATAATCAAACCAGCAACTTAGTTCTGAAGGTAATAAAAACCACCCGAAGGTGGCTTAAATTTGTTCTATTCTTATTAGAAAAACTATTTTTATTATTGAGTCTTCGACTCTCCCCATAGCTTTTCATTATTTTTACGACCAATAGGAATCTAGCGTGCCATCACCTCATCAGGGACTCTCCGTTGCAGATCTATAGTCAATAAACCATTATCATAATCTGCCTGCTGAACCTCTACATGTTCATCCAGGCGTAACGATAACTTAAATGAACGGCTTGCGATTCCCTTATATAAATATTCAACGTTTGGATCGTTTTCTTCTACTACTTTACCAGTTATAGTCAGTACCTTGTTTTCCAAATTAATCTCGAGTTGATCCTGATTAAATCCTGCAGTTGCAACAGAAATACGATAATTATTATCTCCTGTTTTTTCAATATTATAGTGGGGGTAATTTGGCGTATCGCTTTGTAATGCAAAATCGAATAGATCACTTAAGTGGTCAAAACCAATACTCCGACGGAATAGTGATGATAAACTGAAATTACTCATCGTAACACCCTCCTGATTTTATCAACCAGCTGAGACTTCATTATCGATTTTGATAATAGAGTAAGAAGCAATATCTGGATTGCTATCTTATTTATCAGGGTACATGCAGGTATTTTTAACGGCAGAAATAAATGAAAATACATTTCTTGCCCTATTTATATTTTTCCCAGCAGATTTAGAAAAAATTAAATTTAAGTGAGTATTTAAAACATCGTTTTTTTCTTAGGAAGGGCAAAAATTAATATTTTTTTATAAAAAAAACCGCACCTTGGGGAAGATGCGGATAAAACTCGATATTTAATCAAGTGTGGAGCTTTTTGAACACCTAGTAAAATAATCAAGATTTAAGAAACTGTCAATAAAATATTTAACTAAAATCTTAATTGATAAAGATAAAATTTTCTCTCTAGCGGGTTTTATGAGCGTCTATTTAATTAGACTCAATCGTTATTGTCACCTACCTCGCCCCCATGGACCTGATGATCAATTTCAGTTGCACCCTTCAAAGCCAATAAACAAAATATAAGGTTTAGCATAATTTTTCTTCCTATGAATAAGTTTATGGGAATGTTTAAGTATTTTCCTCTTTTAACTGCCTTGATTTAAATATCATCTTATTAAAAATTAAATAAGATCATTTACATCACATTAAGAATTTCCTGAATCTAAGAAAATTTGAGGAATCTACTTAACAATATTGTTCCAGCAATTAAGCCGAGAACTCTTTTAATAAAAATCGCTTTACTGTCTCATCAAAATCCGGATTTGCGAGAATTGGCTGATTATTTTTAATAACTTGATAGCAACAGCTTGCAGCCACACCTACACCTAATAATGTCAACAATTTCATTGTTCACCTCAGATACTAAAAAGTTAAACTTAAACTATCATTCAAAATTGTTGCCTTCCAACTTAGTTTTGATGATTTTATGTTCTGTATGTAATTGAATGTAGGTAAGATAAATGGTGTTGGGTAAAAAATATACAGTTAAGTAAACATTGTAATTAACCTACTGTCTTGCACCACAGTTTTGTCAAAAAGGTCAATTTAAGTTAATTATGACTTAAATTACTTCTGTTTAATTATGTTCTTATTCTAATAAAAATAAAATAACAGGCATCCGGCATACTAAGTCTGAGTGCATTACATGATCAATTTCTTAAAGAGTAAAATATTTATATTTCATGTTTAATACTGAGTGGAAAGTTATTCCAAACCTGCAAAAAGTGTAATTACGTTTTTAAGTGGTTTTGTGTCTATATTCATCTTATCTTAATTTTTATTACAGATAAAAATTAGAATGTAGAGGTCAATTATGTGCTCAAACTATGAGTTTCCTTCGAAACAACGCTTGTCTTTACTCGACATTCATGAAGAGCAGCTAGAATTAGAAATTAAATCTCATGTCTATCCACTTGCACCTGCTCCTATCATTATGCGTGGCACGGAAAATTTTGAACTCGATATTGCTCATTTTGGACTAATCCCTTCCTGGGCAAAAGAATTAAAATTTGGTCGTCACACCTACAATGCACGTACTGAAACAGTTGCCAGCAAACCCAGTTTTCGGCATGCCTGGGTAAAAAACCAATTTGCATTGGTGCCTGTAGATGTGTTCTATGAACCTAAATATATAGAGGGAAATTCACATTGGTTTGGAATTTCACATGCAGATGGTAACCCTTTTACTGTTGCTGCAATTTATGATGATGCCCATATTGATGGCAAGAGAATCAGATCTTTTTCAATGTTGACCATGAACGCAGATAAACATCCATTTATGAAACAGTTTCACCGTCCAGACGATGAAAAGCGTTCGATTATTGTCATCCCAGAAGAATTGCGCTATGACTGGTTGCACTGTAGTCATGAAGAAGCCAATGATTTTTTTATTGAAATGAAAGACGAATTTATTGCCAAGCCTCAGAATAAAGAAAATTTATTAGATAAGAAAAATTAA